AGTGAACTTGGCGTTAGACATGACCACATCGATCTTGCTGTACTTCGGGTTCCTCGCACCATTGACAAACATACCTTGGGCTTCTTTGTTTAGCCTTGGCATGTAGTCCATCCACGCGTTGATCCAGTCTTTATCCATTGAAGTTAGCGACCTGTACACAACCATACACGTAGCACTCGCACTATCTGGAACTTTCGCGTTCTTTGGATCGTTCTTGATACTATCGAGGGATGGTAGTTGATCTGCCAGTTTAACAAAGGCCATCATATCCATCGCGGCTCGTTCACCGACAGTACCCATGAGTAGAGCTGTTACGGTGTGATCACTTAGATTCTTGCGTGCATGTAGTATGTCCGATGCGGCATGTAATGATCGAGGTGTGGTAAAAGACACTCGTTGTAGTTGTGGGTGAAAGATGTATGAGTTCTCAGTTGGGTCTTTTACTTCTTCGAACGGTTGTAGCACTGAGGGGAAGTCTTTGACAAACCCCAACACTGACGTATGTATACCGTTGTTGATACCCCAATCGATCCACTCAAGGGCGCTAGTCTTACGTACTTGTACAAGGATAATACGATTACACGCGTGTGCTTGTAACAAATCACCTACACCTTCAGATCCTTTGTTGGTGGTTGCAAATACGATACTGTCGGGGTGCAATTTAATGCTACCTACTGTACGTTCTTGCATCACGCGTAGCAGTGCAAGTTTTACCGCAGGGTTAGCCTTACCGAACTCGTCAATCATTAGTATGATAGGTTTGTTCAAGTGTGCACCGAGTTCTTCGTTAGGAACCATACTCACATAGCCTTGTTCGTTCATCCTCGATATGTTTGGTATGCTCATGTCACCGAGATCCTTAGTAGTAGCATCAAAGTAACAGGGTGTATGGTTTGATAACCGCTCTGTTAGTGTCGTAAGCATCGATGTTTTACCGTTGCCGATATCACCTTGCATAAGGATGGTACGTAAGTGACCGATCGCCAAGATACTTTCCGCACACTCGTCAAGACTTTGTGCATACATTTGTTTCGCTGAGTTATTCATTTTGTTTCTCCATTGTTGTTAGCCAGTGGCTAGGTTAAATACCAATTGATGGTAATGATTTAAGAATGTCGTCCACGTTCTTCTTGGTTTGAGCGCGGAAGTGTGCGTCCTCACGTAGTGCATCAGGTGTAACACCTTGGAACGTGTACTCTAGTTGTTGACGTATCCTCTCCTTCTCAGGGTTGTTGTCGAGATTGAAGTCGTCGAGCATATCAACTATACTAGTTACGTTGGACACAAGTGTGTCACGGAATACACTTTTCTTCTCATTGTCACCGAAGTCGATAGTCCTGGACATCTTTGAGAGTGCTTCATGTATACGTGTCCACACGTCATTCATAGACTTAGTTATCATGCTATTGTAGCTCGCTTCGCAATCTTCTTGAACTTGCTTGAGTGCTTCGGCAGGTAGATCGACACGTATGTCACCTGCATCTGGACATGGAAACGTGTATACATTCCACGCGAACTTAAGCTTTAGTTCCTCCAAGGTAGGATAGTCACTCTTGTTGAATAGATCACCAAGCTTGATCTTGGCTTGTTCTACTTGGAACTCATACTCAACAAAGAACTTCTCACATAGATTAAAGAACTCACTCTGCATGTCGGACATTGTTTTGGTGTAGTCGAAGTATCGCTTGGTGGGTATCAGGCGTTGACCACCATCACTCCAAGGTGTTGTCATACTCACGTGCAAATTACGTGCAGTACCCACGTGTCTGCCGATAGCCTGAAAGATATCGCTGTCACCAAGAAGAGACTTATAGACATCTGCAACACCGCTCTTGGCATTGTTTGTGTTAACAACTTCCTGTGAGGCACGCTTGTCCTTCTTCCTAAGTGTTGCTTGTGATATGCGTAAGTCAACTAGTAGTGCTGACGACGCAAGGGTCGGGGCTGTGTTTGTTTCAAAGTTCATTTTGTTTCCTCCATTTGACTGTTAAATGCTTCCGTAAGTAACTCCACTATTTGTTCGGTCATGGTCTTGTTCCACTGGCTACTACTCAGGTCATGCTGATCAGGATACAAGAAATAACCTAACTCATATGCTTGTTGCATAAGGTGTACGACTTCGTGCATCTGGAACAACTCATTGTTCTCAAACCCTGCTCGTTTTCCGATAGCCCATGCGGCGTGTATTCCATCTTCAATTGCTCCTACTTCTACTTCACTCATCTTGTTTCTCCTCGTTGTGTTAGGGAATCCCTAACGTTGCTTTTGATTATAAATTCTCTACGTAGGCGGTCATGTTCGCGTCTCATTCTGATCACCTTGGTTAGTACGTAGGGAACGTAGCATATTAGGAACCCTGCGTATAATGTGATTAACATTTCAAACGTCATTTTGTTTCTCCTCTGTATAATTCTAGTAAAGCCACTACTTCGTTTATCTTTATGGCAAGTGTTATGTTATCACTAGCCGCCGCGTCTACGTGCATCAAACCTAACTTTCGGCTTATGTGGTCTAATACATATTTCTTGCTCACGCTTTTTAGAAAACTATCTAATAATTCTTTCTTACTCATCTTGTTTTCCTCCTCTAGCCAGTGGCTAATGATTTTTGGTTAAGGTGCTTTAGTTCTTCGATATTGGTGATACGCGTGTAACCTTGTTTAGGTAAGGGTACGATAGTCCAACCGAGTCGGGCTTGGGTCGCGTCTTGATCTCCGCAATCGAGACATGTTGAATAACCTAACATCGCTCGATCTACTGAGAATTGATTGCTACATTTTGTACATTCCATTGGTTTCTCCGTTTGTTGCTAGCCAGTGGCTAGAGGTTGTATGACGTGTTGTCGTGTGTTGCGTCATATTGTATAATTACTTTGCTTGATCATACTTACAGTATAACACAACTATCAGGAAATGTCAAACGATGTGGTTACTTATTGTTCGAACGTATCTGGTGTTAAATGGTGGGGTTTGGTGCAATGTGCTGTAATGTTCCCTAATGTTACCTGTGTGTGGTCTGCAAGTTATTGAAAAGATTGGAATGTTACAATGTTACTTTCAGGTGAGAATTATGAAGGGGCTGAGAGACACGATTAGAAAAGGTTACAAAGGAGTAGCGAGAAGGGGGTCAAGCCAACAAGATCGTACAGTTTTTTAGAAAGTAACATTATAAGAATATATATATATATAGACCTTTTTACACCCATTGCTTACAACCGCTAGCCACTGGCTACCACTATTTACCACGAGAGCATAATGTAACTTTTCTCTGGAAAAAAGGTAACATTTGGTTACATTACCCCCATATTTTGTAACAATGCAATGATATCAATAACTTAACAGGTTACATTGCACGCAACGCTATAATAAAAACTGGTGTCAATTGGCTAGCCACTGGCTAACGTGTTAACACGCAACGCTATACTAAACACTGGTTTCTTTTTTCAGAGACAAAAAAAAGGGAGCAATTAAGCTCCCTAATCATACTCTTCAACATATTTAGATATGCCAATTAAATATTTATAATCAGATAGTTCAATTGAATTATCTAGTACATTCTTTAATTCAAACAATTCCTTAGTTTGATCTACTGGGTATTCGTCAAAACCAGAAATAGAAACTTCTATTTTAAATGTTAATGTTTTCTTTACAGCCATTTTGTTTACCTCACTATAACAAGTTAACCTAGGCGGCATTATTACCGCCTAGGGAATTAAGATTTACTTGATTGCTCTAAGATTTTCGAGCATGGCTTGCATACTGATCTGTATTACTTCATCTTCTTCTTTATCAATTGCTTTCTTAACCGCTGTCTTAAGCTTGGCGATCTCATCTGCTACACGTGTAAAGATGTCACGAGGTGTATTAGCACCATTACTTGAAGCTTTCTTTACCTTACGATTTTCAATCGCTATGGCTAACTTGTTAAGACCAGAAGTAATTTGACCTTTCCAATGCGCTTGGTTTTTAGGCTTGCCACCAGATGTAAAGTGACAGCCATTGTGATCGGGCGCGGTGTCGTGACCTGTTGCCTTCTCTTTGTTAACAAGCTTGATCGCTTCTGGTGTAAACCTTTCTGCAAATGCCGCTCGTATAGCAAGTCTATCATCTTTACCTAGATCTTTCTCGTTAGTCCAACCGATCTTTATCAATTGCTCAATCAATGTTGATGAACGTTTCTGGCTGGCCTTGTTAGCCTTGCTATCTTCTTTAACCAAGTGAAGTGTACGCTCGCATAGTACTACGTTTGTATTGTTAGGCATAATATATATTCCTCATAATGTGTTAGCCAGTGGCTAACGTTAAATCGTACCAAGGTTTCCCTTGTCGATGACTATGTATAACATGTATACACGTGTTTCCCAATAGATGACGCCAATAAAAACGTTAGCCAGTGGCTAGAATTGACATGGTGAAAACTGGTTTCTGGTGGGCATACCCTACCCCCATGACCCCTTTTTACCTTTGGTACCATACGCGCCTGTAGTATTACTATTCCGCGCGAATAATTACAGAAATTTTGAGTTCGGCGACCCCACCCCCCTCTATACAAGAAGACCCCCCATAGAAATTTCAAAATCCTTTACAAAAATTTTTTTTATACTATAACATGTTTATCGGCTAATAACCTGCGATATGAAAAGAATGACTTTAGTGGTAGAACCTGAACTAGGTGTACAAATAAATAAGATTACGCCCTCTGTTGATCTTAAGGATCGTATGGAGTCAGCAGCTAACACCGCAAAAGAACTTGGCAAGCATGGTTTAGAGGTAGAACCTAGCAAGGAAGACAAGGATGTCGCAGCCAAACTTGCAGTCGCATACGCAAATAACCCCGTAAAGACTTCTAAAAAGGTAACTCCTAAGAGAGTAGCGGTACTTACACCCGCGTCTTTGATACTTACAGACAGTATTTTACAGGAGTTTGGCCGCTCTGTTGTAGAAAGTTCGGTACAAATACGTCACCTTGTGACAAATAAGCTACTACTGGAGACAGAGAACCCTGATCCGCGTGTACGCATACGTGCATTGGAGCTTTTAGGGAAGATTTCGGACGTAGCATTGTTTGCCGAGAAGTCTGAAGTGACAATAACGCACCAGTCTACTGACGATATCAAGGAAAAACTACGCAGTAAGCTAGCAAAATTGGTAAACCCGCCTGAAGAGATAGAAAATGCGGTGATTATTGATGGTGAGCCTGTAGATGTGAACGAAGAATTAGGAATTAATGACTCTGATGAGGAGTTTGATGATGAGTGAAGTCGCTTTAGCCTTCACCGAAGAAGAAATCCAAGTAATGTTGGACAATTTAGACCATTACAGCACCGATGAGGTGGCAGAAATTGACCGTATGGTCGATGAGTTGAGCGTACGTAAGGAAAATAGCCTTGCTTACGACGATTTAATTGAATTTTGTAAAAGAATGCAGTCCGACTACATAGTTGGGAAGCATCACAGACTATTAGCAAATATGCTTATGGGCATAGAAAGGGGAGAGAAAGACCGTATATGCGTTAACATACCACCACGTCATGGTAAGTCTCAACTTGTGTCCATATATTTCCCTGCATGGTTTTTAGGAAGGAATCCGAACAAAAAGGTTATGATGGTGTCCCATACCACGGACTTAGCGGTAGATTTTGGCCGTAAAGTACGTAACTTGATCGCTACAGACGAGTATTCGTCCATATTTCCTACAGTTAGGCTCGCTTCTGACTCTAAATCAGCAGGTCGTTGGAACACTAACTCTGGAGGTGAGTATTATGCGTGCGGTATTGGTTCTTCTATTGCTGGTCGGGGTGCTGACCTCTTGCTCATCGATGACCCCCATTCTGAACAAGATGTCATTAACGGAAATTTTGAAGTGTTCGAAAAAGCCTATGAATGGTTCACGTTTGGAGCGCGTACTCGGCTTATGCCTGGAGGTCGAGTTGCCATAATACAAACACGTTGGCATATGGATGACCTGACAGGACGTGTTGTAAGAGATATGGGGCAGAACGAGCGATCAGATCAATATGAGGTGGTTGAGTTCCCCGCAATACTAGATGTAGTGGACGAGAAAACCAAGAAATCTACCCAAAAACCGCTTTGGCCTGAGTTTTTTGACCTTGAAGCACTGCTTAGAACAAAAGCATCTATGCCTGTATTCCAGTGGAACGCACAGTATCAACAAGAACCCACCGCTGAAGAAGCCGCCCTGGTTAAGCGAGAGTGGTGGAAACGATGGGACAAAGAAAGCCCGCCGTCTTGTGAATATATTATCATGTCTCTCGACGCTGCAGCAGAAACGCACAACCGTGCAGACTTCACCGCATTGACGACGTGGGGCGTGTTTTTAAACGAAGAAGTAGATAACTACAATATTATTTTGCTAAATAGTATAAAAAAGCGTATGGAGTTCCCAGAGTTAAAAGATATGGCTATGCAGGAGTACTCTGAATGGGAACCAGACGCGTTTATTGTGGAGAAAAAGAGTGCAGGTACTGCGCTCTACCAAGAGATGAGACGCATGGGACTACCTGTACAAGAGTACACACCACACAGGGGCTCAGGTGACAAATTGGCACGTTTAAACTCCGTAACTGATATTGTAGCGTCGGGGTTATGCTGGGTTCCAGAGACACGTTGGGCAGAAGAAGTAATAGAAGAGATTGCAGGATTTCC